CGACAGCCGCTTATCAAAACTATCTCTGGCAGCTTGTAGCAGAACGCGAGACAGGTCTTGCAGAAGATACCTACGTCAACGCCGATATGCAGCGGGGAACCGAAAAAGAACCCATCGCCAGAGCCGCCTACGAGGCCCACACAGGGACTTTCGTCACCCAGACAGGGTTCTGGCTCCACCCCGAAATCCCGTACTTTGGCGCTTCTCCTGATGGCCTGGCCGGAAAAGGTCTTATCGAAATCAAATGCCCGAGAACAAGCACCCACCTCCAGTACCGAAAAGAAGGCAAAGTCCCTACGAAATACAAGCGACAGATGATGTGCCAACTGCTCTGTACGGGCAGGAAGTGGGTGGACTTTGTTAGCTTTGACGACAGGGTGCGGGAGTCTAAAAGACTTTTTATAGTCCGGTTTGAACCCAAGCAGTCAGAGTTAGACGAGATGATGGAGAAGGTTCAGGCTTTCTTAAAAGCAGTCGCCAAGGAGTGCGAGTGAATACAGTCTTGGTAGAAGCTCTCGCGCAGGAAATCTATGAGGTTATAGACCAGTACGGGGAGCAGATGCCAGTAGCGGCTGTGGTGGGTGTTTTAGAGGCGGTGAAGTATCAGTTGATGCGAAGAGCATCGGGGGATGAAGAGTGAAAATTCTAGTAACAGGCGGGGCAGGATTTATCGCCCACCATCTGATAGACGAGCTGCTCTTGAAAACAGATGCGGAGATAGTCAGTCTAGACAGACTTGACTACTCTGGGAATCTGAACCGGCTACATAACGTCTTAGAAAACAACCCCCACAAGAAGCGGGTAAAGATTGTCCATCACGACCTGAAGGCTGAAATAAACCCCCATGTGGCCTCCCATATTGGGAAGGTAGACATCATCCTGCACCTGGCCGCTGGGAGTCATGTAGACCGTTCTATCGACTTCCCAATGGAGTTTGCGATGGACAACACCATCGGGACGGTCAACCTCTTAAATTATGCTCGGACGATAGATATACAAAGACTTGTATATTTTTCCACGGACGAGGTGTTTGGTCCGGCCCCCGAAGGCGTGTTTTATAAAGAAAACGATAGATACAACTCTACTAACCCATATTCCGCTAGTAAGGCTGCGGCAGAGGAGTTCTGCGTAGCGTTTGAGAATACCTACGGACTTCCGGTGTGGATTACGCACACCATGAACGTATTCGGGGAAAGGCAGTCGCCTGAGAAGTACATTCCGCTTTGTATTAAAAAGGTGGACAGGAAAGAGAAGATTACGATTCACTCCGACCCGTCTAAAACCAAGGCTGGGAGCAGGCATTACATCCACGCCCGAGACGTAGCAGACGCCATGCTTTTCCTGCTAAACGAGGTTAAGCAGGCAGATAAGTGCGCTAAGTTCAACATCGTAGGCAAGGAGGAATGGGACAACCTAAAGGTCGCAACTACGATTGCGGATATACAGGGTAAACCCTTGCACTACGAGATGGTGGACTTTCATTCTTCTAGACCAGGACACGACCTGAGATACGCCTTAGATGGCTCGAAGATGGCAGCTCTAGGCTGGGTTCCGAGAATAGATATTGCAGAGAGGTTAGAACAGGTAGTTAATTGGAGCTTGAAAAACAAGGAGTGGCTATGAACTGGACTGTATTTGTAGTGGATTGGGATTCTCTAGGACCGGCCAAGTTTCTGCTGTTTATGGCCGGAGTCGTTATATTTTCCGTGTGGTCAGAATGGCGTCGTGGCTGATTGCAGGGATAGGTGTTGTATACCTTCTAGTAGCGGTTCAACTGCTGGTAGAGGGTAAAATAGGGCTAGGCATAGCCTTTCTAGGTTATGCACTAGGTAATGTGGGCTTGTACTTAGCAGCGAGGTGAATATGCAATACGACAATACTAATAGTGGGGTTTTGTTTAAGAACGAATCCGAGAACGAGAAGGCTCCGGCTTACAAGGGCAAGATAAACGTGGACGGCAAGGAGTACGAACTGGCCGCGTGGATTCGGGAAGGCAAGAAGGGTAAGTTTATGAGCCTGAAGGTTCAAGAGCCGCGGCAGAAAAAGCCCGAACCTGACCTAGTCGCAATGGACGATGATATTCCTTGGTGAACAACATGAGCATTTTCTATGACGTAGATGCCTTTATGAAGGCGGCGGGACACGGACCAGACCAGAAAAAGGTCGGTCTGTACCTAGACTTGGTGCGGGAAGAAATTGGGGAGTTAGAAGAAGCGATGGCCGCTTTTCACTCTTCCGAGAACCTTCAGGACGAGCAGGTAGCAAAAGCAGACGCTTTGGATGCGATTTGCGACTCTATCTGGGTCTTGATAGGTCTAGGGAAGGTCATGGACCTGCCAATTGAGTGGGGGTGGGATGAGGTCACAATCACGAACCTCAAGAAGATTGACGCCGAACTAGGAACCGTCTTGCGAGACGACCACGGCAAGATTATGAAACCTCCTGGCTGGAGACCTCCCAATATGCTCAGGATTATCCAAGAGTTTGATAAGCAAAAATGAACTCAGGAGCCTCTTTACTTACAAGAGAGGCCACCTGTACTGGAAGCCCCGACCCGAGGAGTCGTTTGCCAAGTATTCTGCTTATGTGATGTGGAATAGGAGATATGCCAGCAAGAGGGCTGGCTCTCCTAACAAACGGGGTTATATCAGAATTGGTATAGCCAAGAAGTACTACATGGAGCACCGGCTCATCTGGCTGTTTCATAAGGGATGGTTGCCAGAGGCTATCGACCACAGAAACGGGAAACCAGCAGACAACAGGATGTCTAATCTCCGTGCGGCTACGCAGATGGAGAACCGCTGGAACTCTCGTAGGAAGCAACCTACCAAGACGAATGTAAAAGGGGTCTACAGGCGGGATAATGGCAAGTATGAAGCCCACATCTGCGCCGACCACAAACGAATACACCTCGGGGTCTTTGTTCGCAAGCGAGACGCCATTAGAATCGTATCAGCCGCCAGAAAAGCGTTGCATAAAACATTTGCTCGGCATCGTTAGCCGGGGTGAATTTATAGCTTCTAGGGAGGAGATACTAGAGATGGTCATGTCCGAACACGAAGCCAAGATAGAGGGTCTAGCTCGCTTTGTTCTGAAGATGAGAACGAAGGAAGAGCGAAGAAAGTGGTTGCAGGGGTTCGAGGATAAGAACGGACTAGACGTTACTCTTGAGCTGAAGAGTCGGATTCTTGAGATGAATAAAGCGAAACCTCGTCCTTCCGACGTTTAACCAGACCTGGTAATTCTTTGCCTGCGGCTTTGGTCCAAGCCATAAACGCTTCCGCAGCACCCCCAAAGTCACCCCTGTTGTGCTTCATGCGGATGGTGCTTTTTTGGAGATTTCCGAGTCCGACATTGAATGAAAAGCTAACCAGGGCATCGAAGCGGCCTTGAGTGAGATTTTGAGGGCAAAGTCGTAACACTCCTCGCTCAAACCTAACCAAGTCGTCTGCAAGGATTGAATCCACCTCTGCCATTGAGAGAACTCGGTCCCATCCAGCAGGGATTGGTAGGTTCTTGCGCTCATCTAGTTTGACTCCAATATGCGAAGGGTCAATAACGTGACCAACCCCAACAGTCCACAAAAGAGCAGGACAACGATAAGGGCGAGTACGAACTCCTTCATGGTGCTTTATCATCTTTAGACATTCGGCACTAATCTTCACTCAAACATTCCCGCAAAGGTAATGATTAGATAGTTAGCCGCCGCAGCCAAGATAAGGCTTGTGGCGACAGGGTATTCGGCAAACAAAGCGGCAAACTCCATCATTTCTTAGCCCATCCTCTAGAACCAAACCAGTAGCCAATAATACCGCCAAGCATAGCCATTTCGTCTTGGCTAAACACTACGTCTGAGAACTTGAGAACGTCGTCAATGCTCGTAATAACTCCTGGCAGGGAGAAGATGTGCCACATAATCCAGACGTTGATTGCCACGAGTTCGAGAACCAGGATGTAGGTAATAGTCGGTCTTACCGTCCCGACATAGTTCACCACCCACTTACTAGACTTGTCTAGAATCTTTGCGTCGTGGGCTAGAGCTGCCTGTTGCATCTGAGACTCTGCCTGCATGGCAATCTGGTCTGTACGGATTTCCTCGACCTTCTGCTGGGCTAAAAACCCTTCCCGGGCTAGAGCTAGTTCTCGCTCCGTCTGGACCCGTGCAAGCTCCATTTCATGCTTCTTATCCGCTTTATCTTGGAAGAACTCCAAGACTTTAGGTAATCCAGAGATAAGTAGACCGCCGAGGGTAGATAACAGACTTAGCATTACATGACTCCCGTTGCTTTGAAAATTCCGTAGATGATTGCTGAAACTAGAAAAATCCCACCCCACTCCCGTCTGGCCTGCATACGGTTGCGGTAGAACTCGTCATTGAGTTCCCGGTGGTCTTTACGAAGTTGGTTGATTAAGGATTTGACTTCCGAGACTGCGGAGCGTCCAAACTCTCGCTCTACATCCCGGTACATGGCTTGTTCTGCTTCGCGGATTTGACGGATGATTCGGTACTCTTCCACCGCCTCCATCCACACCATGTCGCCGCGCCGCATGGCTTGTTGTTGTTTGCGCTTCCACGCTACACGGGCTTTTGCTTCCTCGTCTAAGAAGGTATTGACCTCCTTAGCGGTTTCTTTTATCTCACGCCCGACCTTGACTGCTTCTTTTATACTGCCTAGTGCTGCCCGTGTTGTCTCAATCGGGTCACTCATTATCTCCCTATACTTTCTCTCCCCTAAAGTAAGCCTCTCCATCTATTACTTCGCATAGTTCTGGCGGCAGTAGTTTGCCATTGTTAAACGTCAAAACAGCAAAACCGCTACACCAATTCACGGGGTTACATTCCGTGTAGGTAAATTGGTCTCCGTAGGGTTCTGCCAAAGTCCCGGTATCTACACCGTATCGTCGCCCGTCATAGTCCGACCACGGGTAAACCTGGAGCTTGTGAAGGTGTCCGGTGACGATGCTTCTCCCAGACTTGAGCGTATTGTTATACGTTGCGTGCTGGCCGTTATGCCACCTGTGCTTCACAACTACGTCATCGTTTATGTCTACTCGCCAGCCCGTGTGCCAGCCGGGGAAGTAGTCGAATAGTCCTTGGAAGTCGGATAGCTCAGGAGCGTTGACAGCAATATAGCGGTGCAGCCGGACATCGTGATTACCAAAAGTCCAGAAACAGCGAGCGTTCTTGGTAGCGTTCCTAATCTCATCTAGACGGTCCTGGCAGGCTTCTATCTCT